AGGATACAAAGATCCAAATTACCACTTACGACAAGACCAATATCTTGCTGATGTTCTATCTTTGGCTGTATGACAACGGTGTCTAGCTCTAAATGAACGTCTACGTGCAGGGTTGCTCTTGCGGATTCTCATATTAGGGTCGCCGAAGTTAACCTTTACAACGTTGCCTTTTTCATTCTTAACGTAGACTTTGAATTTCTTTACATCGCCACGCATTGGTTTACCCAATTGCACTTTGCGGCCTTGGTATTCTGCTTCTGTTATTACATCAAACTTACCAGCTTTGATATCTTCCATCATTGCAATTGCACATTCCGTACAAATAGACATTTCTTCCATTTTATCAACCTTTATGCATTTATCCTTGCCGTTCTCAGTACCAGCATATCGGTAACCATCCCAACAAGCCTTTCCATCAGCACCTTTGATTTTTGCCATTATATCTCCTGACGAATTCCTAATTTAGGTAAACGCTCTCTCCAAACCTTTAAGATATTTTGTTTATCTGTTTCGGTTATAGATTGATTGCTAACCCATATATTTAAATAATTATCAACAACTTGTTTAAAAGGCGTACGTGTTTTTTTAGCTCGCAAATACAACCCTTGAATCATTGCATCTATTTCTTTTGGCAATGTAAAGTAACGAGCTGGAGGCAATACACCTGTTTCAATTTTTTTGCGCAATGCTTGATCTGAAGGAATATATTTTGAGTCAATAGTATTCCATCCGCTCTGCGTGATATGTTCAATTTCATGACGAAGTGTATCACGAAGATCCATGGATACTTCTGATAATACTTTAGGATAGTCAGCAGGATCTAATTTAAAACGTATTTCAATGAGCGGTGCCGTATCAGCAGCACCTCGTTTTGTTTCATTGTATGCATCTCCTCCAACATGCACATCATCAAAGCCTTCAATCCATTGCACTTTTAATTCTAAATAAAAATCTAATGGAATATCAGCATTTTCTACTTCTTCAAAGTAAATATTATCAAATTCTTGGCTATCTTCAATATTTGGTATATTTTCGCCTTTTTTGAAATATATTTTTTCTCCACTAAAGAATCCTTCTGGATCTTTTGTGCATGCATAACTATCTTTGATTACCGCGAGTAATTTATTAGATAGTTTTGTAACTAAACTATCATAGCGACCTTCGATAATAAGTGATTTCATTGATATCATATTAATAAATATCACTCAAGTAAATTGTAATTCCAATAACGTTCTTTATCTTCATTAAATGGATTACCCGTTTGCTGATAATAACAATTAAGACATAACATTTGCAAATTATCGATGCAATGATTTGTTTCATCGCCATCAATGTGATCTAACAATACTGGAACGGTATCATCTGTTATTCTGCGTTCTGAATAACCGCAACTTGCACATTCTTCTGGCAATATTGCTAATACTAATAATCTATTACGAAGCTTCCATGTTGGATAATTAGGATGCTTACCTTGCAAAATATTATCGATGGAGTAGATACCTTTAGTTGCTTTTTGAACATCTTTAGGAATACCTACTCCAAATTGATTTTTATGTAGCTCATACAATGTCTTACCTGAATCTCGGTCTGTATACATACGAGCATACTTTTTATAAGTAGTAAATGATACTTTAAGAAAACGTGCCGCTTCTGCATTAGATTTAGTGTTTTCCATTGCATACCGAATTTCACTTTCTGGAATATCTAAGGCCGTTTTACCAATGCCATATACATACTTATATTGTTTATCTGACATTAATAAACTCCATGTTTTCTAAGAATCATCACTGCATCCCTCGGCATCATTTTCTCATCAAACATTTCTTGTAATTCTGTTTTTAATTTAGAAGTTTGATCAGTAAAAAAAGTTGGATGAACTTTTGAAAGTTTTTGAACTTCAATAATCCAAAATGAATATACTGGATATTGATCATCAAATCTATCTGCATCTGTTCGATTTTTCCAATATTCAATTTGATCTTTCAATGGCCATTGAGATATCGGAATATTTGGATCTTTTCGGATTCCTGATTTAAATGGTTGATGTTTTTCTTTGTTCATATTTCTAGTAATGAACTTATCCATTATGTTAATGGAACGATCTTTTGGCGATTCGCCTGTGTGAGCTGATTTTCTACCCATTTGTTTTTGTTTTATTTGATATTATAACTATTTTACGCCAAGCATCTTCTGCTGCATATATATACTTTTTAAATGCAACGATATCTTGTTTCTTTCTAGCATCTTCAGCACGTTTCATATTTTTATGATATCTTGCATGCAAAATGCCAATTCTAATTTTTTTTATAATTTTTAACATTTTTCGACCGTAACTGTTATTCCTAATTTTCTTAATTCCGTATGCACTTGATAGCATTCTTCATATGTATCAGTGTACACTGCACATCGTTTTGCTTCGTGTACTATTAATGCACATTGAACTGATTGTAAATATACATGACCGCAGACATCCATCAAACTATCAATTACATGATCAAATGTATTATGATTATCATTGTGAACTATTACGCGATATTTACCACGCTTAACTGTTGGTTTCTTTTTCGACATCTCGTATAATTGCACATTGTTCATATAACTCATTTCGTTCAGCATATTCTCTACATTGTTTCAAAAAACGCTGTTTTCTAAGTAAATCCCAATTCTTTGGCCATTCCCATTTTTCACTACATAATCCATTAATTGAATCAATAAATAATTTATCTATGAAATTTGCATCCATAACTTATAATATAAAATTAAATTAAATTATCCAAATTTATACAAATTTAGCATTTTTATCTATAGTTATTGCATCAAAACGAACCCAACCATGGTCGTGTAATAAACTTACGTTCTTTGGTAATTCAACATAGTACCAAGTCATCATTTGATTATCTGTTTTCTTTTTCTTAGCAACGCCTACTGGATTAGGCCATTGTATAGTTGCAATGATGTTATTAACAATACCATTATTGATTATAGGTTCATTTCGAACATTAGCGTAATCATGTTTTGACGTTTTTCTAGGATACACTGTTTTTCCAATTGTCATGTATTGTTCACCATGGCTATATGCATCTTTAGATGTTTTTCCTGCAAGTTCTGCAGCATATCGATCAAATGCATCTGCATTAGATTTCATCCGGGTAACTACGCCGCGTAAATTACCAGGATTGATATAGTTAGGATGATTTAAATATTCTTTTGAAACTTTATTCCATTGTCCAGAATTAATCAATTTAATTGTTGCTGGGCCTAAATCTCCGCGATATGATGCATTCATAATTGCCATTTGAATGTATTTGGGATATGAATTATATTTTGGAATACGACGTTTAACATCGCTTTCTATTTTTTGTATGCCTTTTGTTAATAATGATTCAGCTTGTTTTTCTGAAATCTTCATTCCTGGTTTAAGTTGCGGATATATAGATTTCGTTGTGCCATATCCAATTGTAACAACTCCTTGTACTTGTTTAGGAGATTTCACCGGACGCATAGTTGCATCATCATATGTAACATGAAGACCATTTTCATCAGTTACTTTACCTTCCCATTCTTTTACTTTTTCACGGAATTCGGGGTCATCTACTAATGATTCAGATAATAAAGATTTTAAACGTATCATTATTTTCCTTTTTGTTCGCGGATAATCAATTCGCCTAAGACTTCTAAACGTCCTACTTCTCTTTGAAATTCAATTTGAGACATTGATGTAGATATCTTTTTATATGTAGCATCAAATTCTTTTTTTGCAGCATCTAAATCAAACTTACCAGCTGCAGCTTTTTTGTAGTAAGGCAATTTAACTTTGAAATGATGCCAAGTAAGCAGAGCTAAGCCTCCTTTTTTCTTTGCATTATCAACAATCTTCTCTGCGCCGGCCTCTCTAGTATCAGCAAATGATTCAAAAGTATCTTTTTTGTCTTTTGATTCAAAAAGTAAATTCATTAGTTTCATATTAATAAATATTACTTTTTTGTTTTATCTTGTTTGAATTCAGTCATATATGAATAATCTGTAGAATGATATGTCTTATTCTCTACCGAATAAATATTTAAGTCTATTTCATAGCCAGGATTTTTTTCAATTCGATTAAATGTCCATGCTCTATCAAACCAAATAATCCTATTATTAGGGTATATAAAATAATTTCCATTATCCATTTTAAATACATGGCCGCACTTATGTTCCGGGGTTTCAGAAAAACCAAGATCTAAATTGTTTCTATTTTCATGAGACCAATCTAAAGTGAACATATATGTTCCTTGGCGTTTAACACCAGTAATTGATATTAAGTCCGCCCTTAAACCAGATAATCTTTCTCTAACTTTTACATCAATATATGGACTAAAACAATCCCAATATATATGTTCAGTTAAGTCTAAGACTTCTGCATCATCTTTCCACACAAATGCGTGTATTGGTCTTCTAGTCCAATTGACACCATTTTCTAAAAAAGCTTCGAATAAAGGTGTTCTTCCTTGAATTGATGCAACTGAATGTACATCACATGGCGTAAATTCACCTTTTCCTTTTTTATGATTAAATAAAAATTCGTTTTTAATTAAACAGTTGATAATTGGTATATTTGCATTTAAGTATGACATATAACTATTTATTTTTATGTTTTGAAATTTCAACTGCAGCCAATTGTTTCAATGCAGCTTTTTTAGATTTAGGTTTTTTAGATAATCGTCTACCCGTTTCTGTAGTAGCAAAATAACCTGCTTCTGTTTTTTCAATACGCTCTGGCATCAATTGTTTTAGATGATTCTTGAATCCTGCAGGGACAAATTGAGGTTGCTGCATATTATATGAATCCATTTCATGGCCATGCTGCATTTCATTCATTAAGAAATCACCAACTTCTTGTACATCATCTTTTGATGTTGCAATATGATCTGCCGCCCAATCATGTCCATTACTTAATATTTCTTGAACTTGGTCTGCATCCATCTCTAACATTGCATCTACATATTTTTTAATGATTTTTAAATTACCAAAAAACATATAATTGCTATCATTATCATTGCAGCTGCCGTTGCCACCACATCCGCAATCACATTCATTTAATTTTTTCATCTTAACCTTTTATATTTCATTACCAATGAATTCATATGCAGCGCCGCCGATATTAATTACCAATTGTATTTGGCCGGCACCATATCCGGTATTAACATATATTGCGCCATCGCCAGAAGCTGCACTTTGGCCGATTCTTTGTGCTACAGATGCAGTTGTTGCAAATGATGCACTAGTTGCT